AAAACCATCATTGTGAACAGTAAGGGAAAGAAACAACTCTCCTTCTATTTCTGAACGGGCAACGAACTTCGTCATGTTGCGGTACAAAGCATTTCTGGGATCTTCTTGTATCCCCTTCATAAAGAGGGAGACGGGATGTACATCGGAATCCATGACGAATCCATAACCAGTTAAGTTACCCATGAAGTCCCGTACATGAGAATTTATCTGTGGATTGTCCAGGAACTTGTTCCAGCAGGTGTTTTGCAACTCCCTGAAGTTTGCATAAGTGGAACTGGAGTTCATTTTGAAACCATCCTCATCCACAACCTCTGTTGGTGTCCCCATTGCTGCCTGCCAGGGCATAGATGCCGCAATTTGGTTCAATACATCCTCTGGCATTTCATCAATTGCCTGTTCAAATAGTGCTTGATCCATTAGTATCTCCCTACGGTTTGCTCGTTATACATCGTTCCGAAGTTAACTTCCAACTCTCTTACCCTGAAATCTTCTACTCCAAAGTTCCTATTTCCATATATAGCGTGTGCCAGAGAGTACACTGTATCGTCCTGGACACCGTATTTTTCCCCTTTTTGAGGGGAGCCATACCACTTTTTATGAGGATTATGGTCAAATTCTCCGACCTCTTCCTCTAAAATATCCTCTACTTTAGACCCTGGAACGTACACTTTTGGGGTCTTAAATAGCCCAACTTTGTACAAATTGTACAGTTCCGAGAACATTAAACGCTGTTTTTCATACGTTGGAGACACCGTTTCAAGCATAATATCGTTTTCTTCACACCATCCAGTCATATCCCACATGCCCCAACGCTCGGAACATAGCGTATCAATACCATCTAAGGCATCAATCAACCGTTTCAGTACAAATTTAACGTCATCTAACTCATTACTAGCAACATGAGCGATATGGGCAAGAAAATAAATGTATTTCTTTACCGATCCGTCTTCTATATACACTTCTGGGTTGTTTTTACTGTTCGGCAAGCCCTTTATTACAGCCGTTACCATTGTTCTGGCCCCT